GAGGTAAATTATTCAAAGATTTATGTGATGCAAGAGGTGAAAAAGCAAGTGCTGTACTACGAAACCTTGCGTACCAATATGCCGAAGCTCATGCAGATGGAGAAGATTATAAAGATGCAGAGTCAGAAGATATGAGACTTATGAATAAAGCACAAGAAAGTCGTATCGCTAACGGATTTAATTGGACAAAAAAATGAATTACAAAACATCACATTTATTTTCAGCAAATGGTACTACAAAACCCTATGCTCCTGTAATGGTTATGAAAAAGTTTGATGATTCAAATGTTTATGAAGTCATACAAAAAAATGGTAATAAGTTTTATGCAAGTGATTTTCAACTTGAAAAAATTAAAGAATGAAAGGCTTAACAATGTTAGATACCTTTGCGGGTATCGGTGGTTTTTCTTACGCTGCTACTAAACTGGTAGGAGGATATAGAACCACACAATTTATTGAAATTGATCCTTTTTGCCAAAAGATCCTAAAAAAACATTTTCCATTCACTCCAATCCATGATGACATCAGAACATTCACAGCTATCCCTAGACAATATGATGTCATCTGCGGAGGTTTCCCCTGCCAAGACATTAGCGTGGCAGGTGGACGAGAAGGTATCACAGAAAAATCCAGATCAGGTCTTTTTTACGAACTCATGCGAGTCATACGCTTGGTACGACCAAAATTCGTCATCATGGAAAACGTGGCAGCGATCCTTAATAACGGATTGGACATCGTTCTCGGAGAGCTTTCCGAAGCAGGGTACGATGCAGAATGGTCAATTATATCTGCGAGTTCATTGGGAGCCTGTCATAGAAGAAGCAGATGGTGGCTCGTTGCCTACCCCAACAGCTTCAGATGTGGAGGGAGGAGTAGCGAAGGACGTTCAATACAAGAACGGCAAATTCTTTCGGGAGAACAAAAAGGGAGTGAGATGGGGAGTAAAGCTAAGAGATGCTCTTCACTCTTTACCGACACCAACAACAATGGATCATCTTCCTCCTCGATCAATGGATTCGATGATAAAGCAAACTCAAGTACACAGGAAAGGACGAACCAAGTTAGCCAATCTTCGAGAAGCCCTCAATCCTCAGACAGTGGAGTTATTCAACCATCTACAAAATCTACCGACTCCAACAGCAAGAGATTACAAAGGACGAACTTCAGCGAAATGGAACGAGAAATATGGACCGAAAGTACTACCAGACGTCTTAACCCAAACTGGCGATCATATGTCAGTAAGCCCATACTTCGTAGAGGAGATGATGGGCTATCCTATAGGGTGGACAGAACTAAAGCCCTAGGCAATTCAATAGTGCCTCAAGTTGCAGCTATTCCTCTTAAACGAGTACACGATCTTTATTACAATGAATAAATTAAAAATTTTAAAGTTAAATAGAATATCAAACCTAGAAAAAAAACTATTAGATCAAGATTTAAGAGGTTATGATCACTATGTTTTTATTGACGGTAATAGAAAAGCTCAACTTATAACTAATGGAAAATGGGTTACAGAATTTATTAGAACTGCTGTTATCAAACACAATGCTTTAGTATGTGAAGTTTTACATATGCGTGAGGAAGATTTTTCAGAACAGGAACTTAAGGATCTTGAGGACGGCTTGCTTTCATAATTTTCTCTACCTGTTTCATAATCATAAATTGATGAAAGAGAAACAGTAATTTATTTATACCTTTTGCTTTTATTATTTTTTCTTCAACCATTCTTCTTGCTTCTTGTTCAGCTAAACGTGCCAATGCTGAATGAAGGACAGCATCAATTTTACTTTGGTTTCTAACTAAATCACAACAAAATGCTTTTATTTTTTCAACATCATTAGACTTCATAATCTCTCGACATCTTAACTCTGTAGAAAGTTCTACTTCAGCTGGTGGAGATTCAAAAATGATCTGAAAAAAAGTGTCTTTCATTTTGGTAAAGAGGATACAGGTCTACCAGGAAACAGTTGTTCTTCTAAAAAATCAACTGCCTGGTCATCAAGATTATTCGAGGTCTGCTTACAAATCGCTCTTAATAGGTCTACTACTAACTGTTTGCAAGCTGACGTAGAAAGAAACTTAAGTAGTAAGGGCTTTAAAATTTTAAGCATCTTAATTTATGTGTTACTTCCCAAACATAGCTACTTTGCTAGTATTAGACAAGAATCTTTACTTTCATGGTTGAAGAGAAAAAGAAAAATGCTTTCCAAAAATTAAAGGAAGGTTTAGATGACAAAGAAGAACAATTAGCAATTATCAGTTTGTTTGTCAGATTAGGTGTTGTTGTTTGGAGTGGTTTCATAGTAACTCTTAACTATATCTCGATCCCAGGGTACAGTTCAGAACCAAAAGACATCACGTTTCCTGCTTCGCTTCTAACGGGAGCACTAGCAACATTCGGTTTGGAGGGATCAAAGAAACGTAGTGACAAAGACAGTAAAGTTGCAGAAAATGAAGGTATGGTTCAGACTATAAGGGTAATAACACCTATTAAAATAGAAGGTGCTGAAGTAATCGACCCTAAACCTAAAAAATGAAAAAGCTACTTCCGTTATTATTGTTAGCAACAACACCTGTCTACGCTAATATCAAACAGGAATTTGTAACCTCTGCACAAATATCCATAGATTCACCTTATGTAATCACTAATGCAGCACCATCGAGTTACAGCATAAGTGGAAACAATATCACAACTTCTACAGGAACAGGCGATAGTGTGGTTACAAATGGAATAGGTGGTTTAAATCTTGGTAGTTTAAGTAATGGAGTGCCAGCTTTAGTTAATACAAATAAATCGGTTACAACTGCTGGTTCAGCGTTCTCACTATCGGAAAGCTATCAAGCTGGAGATGTAACCCAATCTGCAATTACTCCTTCTAGCGGTATAGCAAGTCTCCCTGTACTTGGTGGTCAGACTACTGTTATTTCAGGAGGTACAGCAGGATCACTTGCTTTAACTTCAGTTTCATCAGGAATACATACTTGTACAGCAGGAGGTAGCGGAACAAGTTGTATCGGCTCTACCACTGTCCGTATTACGATTGACTAAATATTGGCTACTGATCTTATTGGTCGTTCCAATGAAAATCTTTGCAGTGCCCGTAGTGCCTCAATTTAGATCTGGTAGTTCTCAAACTTCAAGCACTTCAGAATCAGTTATAAACGAGACAATAACCAGTTATCAATATCGAAC